CGTCTGGTTGAAGAAGCAAACAATGACATTGAACGACTAAAGACTGAGCTTCAGGAAGAACATATGGAGCCAACTAGCTTTTTTATAGGCTAGAAGCACCCAGAATCATCTCTGAGACGCTTTCTTTGATTAGATGATATAACATATGTCTTATAAATAAAATTGCTCAGAGATGAAAATAGAAAGGACTAGACACATATGGCAACAAACCAATACTTTTCACATTATACTGCTACTAATGAACAAGATTTGATTGAGTCATTGGTTATTGAATCTATCCAAGCTCAGGGATTGGATGTTGCATATATTGAACGAGAGCAGTTAAACAAAGATTATCTCTATAATGAAGACCCAACAAACTCTTTTAATGATTCAACAGAGATTGAAATGTACCCAGCTTCTGTTGATGGGTTTGATGGTGATGGGGAAATGTTTTCTTCTTTTGGAATTGATCTAAAGAAAACTGCTACTTTCATTGTATCTAAGAAAAGATTCAAGGAATTATTTCCGCTCTTGATTAGACCAAGAGAAGGTGATTTGATCTATATGCCGATCACAAACACTCTTCTCGAAATCAAGTTCGTTGACAACGAATCTCCTTTCTTTGAGAAAGGTAAGCAGTATGTGTTCGAGCTGAAATTAGAAACCTTTGAGTACAGCTATGAAGACATTCAGACTAATGACTTTGATATTGATCAAGAGCTAGATGATATGTTTAATCCTCAGCCTGAAACAATAGTTGAAGATTATGGAGATAATGATGATCTAGATGCTGATCCTGCTCAAGACATTAATTTTGATCCATCGAATCCATTTGGAGTTAGATAAGAAATGGCTTTACTAGAGAATCATTATTATCACAAATCTATCACTCTAATGGTCGGTATCTTTGGGTCTGTTTTCAATGATATGAAGATTGTTAGATCTGATGGAAAAACAATCAAGGTTCCAATTGCTTATGCGCCTGGACAAAAATACAATGAGCGTTTAGATGAGAGACCCGATCTAGACACAATTCAGTATAGAAAAAGAACTCCAAGGATGGCATTTCGATTAGTTGGATGGTCTCGCGATATCTCTAGAATCAAAAATAAGAGACTTAAATTAGACAACAGAGATCAGGTTGATTTAGTCACTACTGACCCAAGCTTTCAGTATAATCGTGTTCCTTACAAGTTTAATTTTAGCTTGGAAATCACAACAAAGTATTTGGATGATATGCTTCAGATTGTCGAACAGATTCTTGCTGCTTTTAATCCTTCTATACAAGTTGTAGTCAATGATAATCCAGATCTAGGTAAAGACTCAACATTTAAGATCAACATGGAAGATTCTCAGATGGAGGATCAGTTTGAAGGATCTTTTGAAGAATCACGTGAATTGACAACAATGTTCAATTTCACTCTTGATGGATACATCTATCAACAGACCAATGATTCTAGTGTTATTAGAACAGTGTATGTTGACTATTTCGATTTTACTGATCCTGAGGTGATTGATCAAGAAATCTATACAGAGGACGATTTGTAATATGGCTAAATCAAAATTTGATGAGCAGCTGGAAAAGATCCTCATGGGATCAGATCCAGAGGAAGGACAACTAGAAGAAGAGACTGCTCAGATAGAAGACATGGTTCCTGTTGTATATGAAGAGAAACAGAGTGCTTTATCTTTAGACAATCAAGACCTAGATGAAGATTACAAATTTGCGCGTTCAAACTTGTATGGTCTAATTGGTCGCTCTAATGCTGCTCTTGATCTGGCTCTTCGTGTTGCTCAAATGTCTGAACATCCACGCGCAATTGAAGTTGCTGCTAATCTTATGAAGACTTCGGCTGATATGTCTAAGGATTTGATTGGGCTTCAACAGAAAATGAATCCTACTAATAACAAAGATAAGCCTGCCTCATATACACAAGTGAATAACAACTATTATGCAGATGAAAAGACAACAAAAGATATAGATTCTGATTTGGACAATTTACCTGATGATCAATAATGAGATACCAATTACAACTCAGATTAGTGCTCTATATGGTCTATGCGAATTTGATCTAGAATCATTTTATAATGAGCATAAAGGTCTAGTCAAGAAGTTTCTGAGGAAGAATACGTACTCTCTTGAAGTAGAAGACTTCATTGATGTACCTGATGAGTGGTGGTATAAGAACAAAGAAGGTATTCTAAGATCTAATATTAAGGACAAACCATTCACGGATCTTCAGAAACTAGAATGGATCAAATGTGCACTTGATGTAGTCTATATGACAAAAAAATATGTCAAGATTATATCAATTGACGAAGGCATTATTCCATTCAGTCTTTATGATTTCCAAGAAGAACTTCTCAATCTATATCAAAATAACCGATTCGTTATTGGTATGCAGGCTCGTCAGACTGGTAAGTCGCAAACGACAGCTGCATACATTCTCCACTTTGCTATGTTCAGTGAGGCTAAGAATGCTGCAATCCTTGCAAACAAAGCAGACCAAGCTCAAGAAATTCTATCTCGTGTTCAACTGTCATATGAATCTCTCCCTTGTTTCTTGCAGCCGGGTGTTCGCACATACAACAAACGATCTGTAGAGTTTGGCCATTATTCTAGAATATTCTCTGCTGCATCAGGATCAAACTCAGTTCGCGGGAAATCCATAGGGCTGCTCTATATCGACGAGTGCGCGTTTATTCCAAACGATATGGAGTTCTATGAGTCAACTTATCCTACTGTAGCATCAGGTAAAGAATCTAGGGTTATTATTACATCAACTCCCAATGGTACCAGAGGTCTATTCCATAAACTATGGACTGAATCAGAAGCTGGACATAATGACTTTGTTAGACTTAAAGTTACATGGGATATGGTTCCCGGTCGAGATGAAGAATGGAAACGTCAGACTATTGCCAATACATCGCCTGAGCAATTTAGGCAGGAACACGAGGTCGTCTTTAGAGGCAGCCAGAGATCCTTATTATCTGGTCAAACACTAGAAAAGCTAGTGACGATTGCTCCTGTTGAAGAAATAGATGATCTCAAAATATACAAATACCCAGAAAAAGATCACCAATATATCATAACAGTTGATACATCTCGTGGAGTTGGTGGTGATTATCACGCATCAGTTGTAATTGATGTTGCTACTAAACCATATGAGGTAGTTGCAACATATAGAAATAATACTCTATCTCCTTTGATCTATCCATCACTCATATACAATATTGCTTCAAAATATAATGATGCTCAGGTTCTAATTGAGATTAATGACATTGGTGAACAGACAGCTAACATTCTCTATTATGACTTAGAGTATGAAAACGTTCTTAGCACAATTACAGAAAAGAATAGACAGATTATTGGTTTTGGTGGTGATGCAAAAATGGGTGTAAGAACTACAAGTGCAGTCAAAGCAATTGGCTGTTCAACCATCAAAACTATGATAGAAAAAGAACAGATTTCAATCAATGATTTTGAAGCTGTAAATGAATTTGGTACATTTGTTCCTAAAGGAAGATCATATGAGGCAGACAGTGGATGCCATGATGATCTTGTTATGTGTTTGGTTCTCTTTGCTTGGGCAACAACACAAAAGTATTTCATCGAATTGACTGATACAGATTTTAGATCAACTCTATTAAAAGAGATGAATGATCGAGCAATGGAAGAGATTGCTCCATTTGGAATCATTGATAATGATTTTGGTGAGTTCACAGGAGAGGCACCAGATCCTCACACGTTTGGTGTATTTTAATTATTGTAGCAAATAAATACTTATAGATCTATTAACTTAACAAACAAATAAAGGTGACACAGTATGTCAGATATTCTTTCTCCTGGCGTTTACACCTATGAAAAAGACCTAACTTTTAACATTACTAATATTGTAGCAAATGTTAGTGGTTATGCTGGTCTTTTTCGTTGGGGTCCAGTTGAGCAGCCAGTGCGAATCACTACAAATGAATCAGAACTAGTTCGTCGTTTTGGTCAGCCAGACAAAACAACTTCTTTGTATTTCCACTCAGCTCTTAACTATCTACTATACACCAATCCCCTGATTGTTGTTCGTGCTATCGATGGTGATGTTGCACTAAATGCTGCTCCAGATGAATCAGGTGTAGTTCCTATTCTTGTTAAAAATGACGACGAATATGAAGATGCTGTTGTTACTGGTCTATCGTTCATTGGTCGTTATCCAGGTCAACTAGGCAATAGCATTTCTGTTTCTCTAGCAGATTCTACTGATTA